TGGCGCGAAAGGGAAAAAGAAAAAGAAAAAGCCGCCATATCAAAAATAGACTAAGGTTTACTCCTTGACCTTTGAAGCAGGATTGGCTCACCTGTAGTCGAAACGAGCTGCCATTTCGTGCATATAAACGAGATGGTTTACTAAATAAGGCATTTTCTTCTTTGGAAATCCTATGAAAGCAAATTACTATAAGCTAATTGAGCTTGCTGTTGACCAAGGCATAGGGTTTGGATTGAATAGAGCGTTCAAGCATACAGATGAGCCTACCAGAGAGCAGATACACGCTGAAATTGAGCGAGAAATAATGACAGCAATCTGCGAGTATCTTACATTCAATGAGTTACCTGATTGATATATCATTTCCGATATATTTCACATGAATAGATATCATTTTAAATCATATTAGAGCGCGTGTATGATGCGCGCTTAATTAATGTGAGGTTTGAAATGATCACCAGTTACATGATAGTCCTAGTAATAAGCGGTTTAATTCTTATCGCAATCCAAGACATCTAACACCCAGAACTACATTCCTAACCAAGTGCGTATAACCTTCTGATTTTGCGGTTTAAGCCCTTCAAAGTTTGGCTGTACGTTCATTCCAGATAACACGTTAAATCGCTTAGAATCGAATTTAGAGCCTATTAGGTGCATCCATATCTCTTCTGCACGACTATTGATGTCTTTGTATTCAATATGCAGTCCTTTTATCTCTCGAAGCAAGCAATCTGCATTAGGGAAAGGTATTGGTCTGCCAATAGACTTGTATATTTCTTGTATAGGTCTGTGGATGATTAATTTTTTGGCCGGATGAGCATTTAATTTGCTACCTAAGTGGAAAATAGCCGTCTCTGAAATGCCAAATTTGCGACTTGTTGGGTAAGAATCTAACTCGGCTTGGGTATGCGTAGATATAGCATCATGTAAGCACAGTGTAGATGTAGTGGTTAGCCAGTTTGCCATCCAAGTAGTTCTACTGCGCGGCAGCCCAATGACCATAAAATCAATCATTAAAGGCTAATATGACCACAGCACTGGAACAGACTTGCGAATGTCAACGTGTACAAAAGTCTTAGCTATGCCAATGCCCGTAAAACCCATTCTAAGAGCAGTTGAGGCTATGATATACCGTTCATACCCATTACGAGCTTGAATGTCCACAGCGATGCCTTGAGCGTGCGTACCTGGCGCTCCTTTGGCAGCTTCAATGGAATGTGTCTTATCTCGGTATCCACTAGTTATATGGAATGGCATATTGCATTCATGGCGAAGCTGATCCAACTTCTCTAAGAAGAAAGGACACATATTATTTTTGCCGGTTTCTTGGCAGTTAAACTCTTCGATATTAAAGTATTGCATCTGCATTATTTTAGAGGGTTGCTTAAATAATCTAAGCCTTCCCATAAGTCCTCAATTTCTCGTGATAGTTTATTGGATTTTTTGCTAATATCTTTCATGCCGTCAGCCAGTAATTTAGATTCAGTGACTGTTGCGCTCATGCCCTCAATCTTCTTTTCCAGATCAAATACTTGTTTTTGTATTTCAAGTAACTGGTCTTGCTGCTCTCTGATTACTTTTAAGTTGACTCCTAGCTCAGAAAGTTTACTTTTAAGTTGACTAACATCGTTGTCTGTTAGCTGCTGCTGCATTAATCCAATTGTTTTTTGCAGCGGTTTAATATCTGGTATTTCTACGGCTTCTACCGCCGTAAGTCGGCTGTACAATGAACTAGCAGTCCAAACACCACCTCCTAAAGTAGTGGCTAAACTAAATAATATGGCAATATACACACCCTTAAACGATACATTTCCGACCTTTAGCTCTGTATCTTCAAGGCTCATAATTATGCTCACAATTTATTTGTTGTACAAAGCAATCATAACCCATTTTTGTAGGACTGCCACCGTAGAACTCTGTCTGTTGTCCGTAGGCTAAAACATCAGCCTCGGTAACATAGGCATCAATACCAAAGTTATTACCGTTTACATACACTGCTGTGGCGTTCTGGTTAGACCAAGAAACCTTAACGTATTGTTGATTAGCGTCGAACGTAATATTAGCAGTGTCAAAGGTAGTGTTATTGTTAGCTGCTCCAGTTTCTAGGAAATTTGTGGCATCCTTATTAGCTGCAACACTAAGAAATGCTCCAGCGTTTGTGCTGTGGTGTTCTATATCGTCAAGACTCTGATTATAAGTCTGAACCTCGGCCTCTGTGATCTGTAACTGCTCAAAGTTTGTTTGAACATAATCTACAACAGCGGCTTCTTCGTTAGGAGTAGATGCTGATTCCGCTAATTCGTTTACCTTAACTACCTCAACCATGTCTATTACAACCTCTGTAAACACATCAACAGCTTCATGCATTAGCCCTAATTCGTCGTCTGCTGCATTCTCCAGGAATGTCTGAGCGTCACCATAAGGGTTATAAGCAGTAATGCCTGTCAGAGCCTGATTGTAAGCTTGAAGTTCTTGTTGGGTTATCTTGCCAGAGTCGGCTAAACCTTGCGGGGATATAAACCCTTGATTGCTGTAACCAATTGCAGAGCCAACCATAATAGAGGCTGTGTCAATCTTGCCGACGATTGCGGCAGATGTATTTACCAGGTTATCTAGCTCATTCGATTGTGCGGAAACGCTCGCTAACACTAAGGCTATCTTCAGAAACTGTTTCATCTTCTTTTTGTCCAATGGCTAATAGTTTGTTGTAGTAGTCTCTGTTAGTTTCGTAATCAGGTATATAGGTTTTAGGTTGGGTCTTCATAACTAAAAAAGCTCGCTTTCCAACTACAAGCCTGCCGTTTTGCAATAACGGGCAAGGAGTGCCAGATTCAAACATAGCTTTCCAGACCTCAACGTCTTGGCAAAGCCTGCCTATAGCCGCAACTTTCATGCCCATTTCAGCCAACATCTTAGCGTCACGCCTACGGTTACAGTTTTCATCTTCTTTGTAACGCCCAGAGCTATAGCCAATTAAACCAGTTTGCAATGACCTGGATCCGCCGCGAAGACAAGTCTCAACTCCGTTAGATATATAGCTTGGAGCAATGGCACTACCTACAGGTATTTCACTGCTACTACCTGCTCCGTTATAAGTGTTACTAGTAGATTCGTCTTGCGTGTTGTTGTTGCTATTCACTGTAGAACCATCACCATTACTGGTGTTAAGGCTACCCTCTTGCTGGTTGTCGGCAATCGAAACTACTGACAAAAACATTAATAAAGTAACAGCAAAACTTTTCACTACTTTCTCATGCCCATTATTTTACTTACACCCCTAACTCCAAAAGAGCTAGAAATGGCAATAAATAACAGGTATTGATACCATTCTGGCAGACCACCTAATGCAGTAAATCCTAACTTAACTCGGTCAATCACTGTAGTGTCATCCACAATAATAGCGTAACCAATCATAAATATAGGTATAGCTAATACTATTGTCCAGAACTCGTCTTTCCAACTTGTTGCTGAAGCATCAGCCATCTTCGATTCCCAGTGGGCATCGTTTTTAATGACTTCCATTTTGGCTTGGTGAACGGCCTGCTTTTCCTCAGCTTTGTTTTTAAAATATCCTCCAACAAGTTTAGATACCGGAGAAATTAAGCTAGTCAGATTTATCATTGCCAAGTAATCCCTGGACTGTATCAGATTCAAATATACGAATTGCAAACCATATTATTGCAAACAAAGAAGACACTGGAGGCAACCATGCCGCTAATGACAATAATGCTGTTGAACCTGCTGCTACATCTAGTATTTCCTTGCTTGAATCAACCATGATTAGAAGTCCTGTAATGAATCAATGTAAGCTGCGTGTGCAGCAACAACGGCTTCAGTGTGTACAGTAGAGCAAATAGCTTGTACTTCCGCAGTTTCGCCAGAGTAATCATCACCTGCCGATATAACTTTGCGGTCAAAACTTCTGCTTAACTCTGTTTCATCTTCTTTGATTATGGTTGCGGTGCGTAACTGTACGGCTTTGAACACACCTACAATTTCTATCTTATCAATAATGCTTTCTTTAGTTAGTGCCATTTTTTAACCTATGCGTCTGTAAAGTATTGAGCAGAAAAAACAATTTCATTAGTGTCGTCAACACCAGTCTGTAGAGCGTTACCTGAGCCTAAATCGCTCAGCTCTCCGTTTGAAGTTGCACGAAAAGTGATAGCGTAATAGTCTGTATTTTGGACAGGGTATCCGCTATGTGGAAAATAGTTAGCGTTAAATTCATTTGCCGAGCCAATAACTAGCGCGCCAGATTGCTTGCTAAATGACGTATTAGCTACGTTGTACGGCAAGCCTGACAACCTCAAAAACCCAGCAGGGCTGTTTGTAATACTGTCAGTTCGCAGCCTACCTGAGATTGTAACCACGTTTCCAATCTTGGTGTAGTAACCTTGCGTTCGGTTATCTGCCGTATATGTTGGGCTAGTGGTTTGTGCTGTATACGCTGGCGACCATGTGCCTTCTTCATAATCATCTAAAAGATTGGAAGCATTATTCCCGCCAACATAGACTCCATCTGCAACATAAGCCTTGCCATTTACTTCTAGCTCCCTGCTAGGGGAATTAGTATTAATGCCAAGCCTAGCGTTCACGGCATCCCACTTCATTTTTGTAGTGCCAACACTGTTGTAAAAGTTAAAGTCGCCATCAGTAGCAACCTTAAACCTTGAGCGAGTAACACTGCCATTAGTTGACTTAAAATCTAGCGAGCCATGGCTATCACCATTTCTCAATGTGAAAATAGTATTTCCACCCACTTGCGCTAGCTCTAGCTTCTGGCTAGTGCCATCTGTATCTTCTAGCGTAACCCTTGGCGAACCGTCAACAATACGCAAATCGTTCAGCACTGCACTATCGCCTGACTGATATTTGTCAGCATTAAGATTAGTGAAGTTAGCATCTACTTCTGTATTCGTAAGCGGTGAGCCTTTCCCAGCTCTGGTAACTATAGTAGACATTTAAACACCTTATGAAACTGTGATTGTCCAAGTAACAGACATAGTATCGGACGCGCCTTTATTGATAACATCAAAAGTGGTGCGGCAAAGCATTGTCCCTGATGTTGCAGCGTTGAAAATGCCAGCCTCTGTAACTGCTCCAGTTGCATCACCAGCTTCAAAAGTAGACGTATAAATAATAACGCCAGATGCGGGATTTGTAGACGAGTCCAGAATCTCTCTTGTACCTAACAGCGATTCTAATGCGGTATCAGTAAGCGCTGGAGCAGTAGTGCCAGAACCTAACGCCATGTGCGACATTACACCCAAGGCAGTGCCAATCATTCTGCTGGAAATAAAAGCCTTACCTGTGTTGACAACAAGGTTATTGATTTCTTGCCTAGCCTTTAGGTTTCCGTTCTCATCGGTAAGCGTAATAACTACTTCACCTTTAACGCTTAGATTATCATTAATCATTTTGTAGCCTCTTAGAAAGTCTGTTTTATCCCGACATAATCGTCATCGAAATAAGTAAAGTCACAATATCCCTGCATTACAATCACCCCACTCTCTGAAGTGGCAAGCGTATCAACAACAGTTTTACTTACATTTCTCACCTGAGACTCTGTTGCGGTTATAGAATCAGATGCAGTTTTTGTGAATGATACATCTTTTTGCTCTGTTGCAGTGATTGTATCACTAAATACTTTTCCTATGCCTGGGAAAAAAGCATCTACAGTTGTTATTGTTTCAGTAAATGACTTATTTATCAAAAATAAGCCAGTTTCAATAGATGCAATTGCTTTACGAAATACAATAGAAGCTACAGCTTTTTGATAAGCTATAGAGGCTATTGCTTTTTTGTATGCAATCTTGACATAAGCCATTAAAAATCATCTCGCAGGTAAAATTCCATTATTTCATATATTGTCTCAACGGAACCGCTAGAGTAGGAGATTTCAATCTCGCCTTGGTAATAACCGGCATCTAAATCTAAATCGCCTGAAGCAAAAGCAAATATAGCAATGCCATTTGCATAGTTACTATCGACATTAATGCCAGTTAAAGTAAAAAGGACTGTAGTAGTATCTTTTTTTCTAAATTTTAATCGTACAACTCCACCTGCAAAGTTTACCACTGAACCATCGTCTTCACGGGTTACAGTAGCTTTGATTTGTGGTGCTGAGTCGCCTTTGACTAATGTATAAATGTCCATGCTATGCCTCTGGTCGGGTCGGGTAGACCACGTTATCAATATCTGTTTCATTTTCATATACGCTTGGTAAGTCTCGCAAAGCTTGACGATATACAGCGTATTCGGCTTTTTTTTCATCAGCCAATGGGCTATCTGGCATTTGATTCCAATCTGTAGCTGCTAATAATTTATTTCGCTGCCTGCGAATGTCATTTTGACATATACGGATTAAAACTTCATCTGCGAGCGGCTCTGGGTCAGGCTGCTGAACAACCTGTCCATCCACAACCATGTGCAAACTGTCGTCAGCGTCACCAGACATAACAAACTCACCGTCATTTGCCTGGATTTCAACATGACTTGCAGGACATGAACCTGTACGAAGTATTTTGCCATCACTATTATAAATAATAAAATTACTCATTTTTGCAGCTCCACTGCCGTCATCGTGCAATTATTTCTCAGGCTATGATGATTATCAAAAAATGGAAATGTATCTTCTGCAAGCCATCTATAGCGTAATTTATAAGTATTAGTGCCTGACGGCGCGCCGTCATCAACGTGTGACATATTAAGAAGTAATCCATTGCGCTCAAGCCACGCCTGACGTTCAATAGCTGTATTGTAATTATGGTCTTCCTGTGACAGAAATCCTGCTGAAGTAGCAGCCTCACCATGAAAAAAACTTTTTATAACTGTAGAACCGCGCAGCAATTCAAAGTAAATAAAGTTATCACCATCAACAGGGCCACGCATATTGGTTAAAATAGTTCCTGTAAAGTTAATAAGAACAGGAGTATTGCCTGAAGTTACGTTTATATTTAACTGTTGAGCTGTGAGTGTGCATTTAGTGCTTCCTATTATTGGCGTTTTAAATGTTCTCAGAGCTACAGTGAAGTTAGTGTTATTCAATTCAGAGCCAGACTTCGTTGGGTCTGTAAAATGCTCATAAACCGTTCCAACTGTATTAGAAACAACCGGAATAGTTACTGCATTATCTTCAATGTGTATTGTGTCAACGCCCTCTGCCTTAATAACTAAAGTGGGAACGCCTCCAATATTCACGGTGTCAAGAGTTACATCGTCTATCTCTATGCGGTTAGCCTTAACTTTGCCAGTGGTTATTAGACCACCATTAATTGTGGTAATGTCTGAAACGCCCTCAGCTTTAGCAAGCTCTTGATTAAGGTTGGTAAAAGTAACTAAACCGTCAAAGACAACACTTTTAAATGGAGCGTTAAAATCACGAGATTGCGTACCCCCTAGCTCATCTTCAGTAATAAAGTAATATGAAGCCCAATAAGTTCCATCAGCAACAGTTGTCTCTACTGGCTCTGTTTGCCAGTTGTTTGCTAAATCACTAAATACTCCAGTAGTAAAATTATACCCACTAGCTGTAGGGGTTGGAGGAGTTGCGTTTTGCACAATTTGATAATACAAATACCCTGATGCGCTTCGAGCGCCACTTTCACCGTTTTCTACAAGTATAGAAGGTGCAGACCATGTTAATGTGGTATCTGACCCTGTCGGGCCAAGAATAGATGCAATAGTAGTACACAGATATACAGGGTCTGTCCCGCTAGGCACTGTAGATGACCACCCACCTCCAGGAAGGCCAATTGCATTAGTTGAAAAATTGTAACTACCACCTGTAGGGGTTGGAGGGGCTGTACCTGATTTTCTTTTGTAAATATTGAATGTAAATGTACTTGTCGCTGGAGAGCCATTTTCAGCTAATATATTAGGAATAGACCAAGTATTAGCAGTGTCAGTTCCTGAGTCCCCAACTATTTTAAACAGATATGTACAAGTGTAGATTGGTAAAGTACCTGTAGGAACACTCTTACTCCACCCAGTTGGCGGTGTTAAAGAGTTAGTTCCAAAGTTAAAGCCACCGCCCGATGGAGCCGTAAGAGCAGTTGCAGACCTTTTGTACACTGAGGCTTGAAATGTTGACTGCCCATCAAGAGCTACAGCATCAGTAGTGGCATTAACTTGAGACGTAAGAGAAGATTGATTGCCGCTAAAGTCTACAGAAGACAGTTTGTAAAAGTATTGTGTGTTACTAGCCAATCCGCCATTTATAAATTCTTCTGTTTGGGCTGTCCAAGTTCCATTAACATTTTTTGGTCTGCAAGATACAGTAGCCACGACACTGTAAGTGCCATTTGCTGTGTTAGAACGATAGATATTAACGTGAGATAAATCAGTTGCTGTGGGCGTTACAAAAGTTAAGAGAATTGATTTGTATGCTCCGGTCGCTTGCGGACTTGTAGGAACTCCAGGCGCGGTAGTATCTCCAACACCGGCTGTAGTAGTAGTAACAGCTTCGCTGGTAACACCCATTGCGTTTACAGAACTAACCCTAATATCGTAAGAAATGCCAACTTCTATATCAGGCAATTCTGTTTTTGTACCAACAACTCTAATAGAACGATAAGCAATATCGCCTTCTGAGGCTTTTTTCCACTCTACATTGTACCCACTAACAAAAGCATCATTAGCGGCAACCCATGTTACGGTTATTCTTGGTATGGCACTTCCGTCAGCACCTATAAAACTATCAGCTACCGAAGTTAATGTGCCTGGTGAAGCTACGGCAAAAGGGTCTGGAAAGTTTGGATTTAAATTATCTGGCTCTACGTTAGCTGTTTTGTAAGTATAAGTACTAGCTATATAGTCCACTAAAGAGACACTTACAGTGCCATCATAATTTAAACTAACTTCCTCAACTTGAAACAATTTAGGCGATAAATTAGGAGATAATGTCGGGTGTTTTACCGTAACGGTGTCACCAACAGATACGTTTAATGCGTCACTAGTAGCTTTAAAAGCTATTCTTTTTTGGTTTCGTGATTTTTCTACAAATACGCGAGCTAAATCTCGTGCAAGGTAATGACTCTTAACTGTTTCTAAATCAACATTAAGGAGTAACTCAGTATTGTTATCTTCAGTGAGATACTGATTGTAAGAATTAATTTCAGATGTTGTTCCATTTGGATTAGGCCATGTTACTTCGTCTGGCTCAAAATCAATTTCTTGATTAGAAAATTTAACAGTAGCTTGATTGTACTTTTTATCTTTTGGAGTACCCGAAATTTGCAGGGCGCTAGTCATATTATCAATGTCAAATACGAATGTGCTGTTTCTTGCTTTATCAATTACTAAAGAGTATTTACCTTCACTAAATGGCAAAAACCCACGGCAACCCATAAGTAATATTTCGATGTTTTCAAACAAAGTTTTACTAGTTTGTAGTACAGCGTGACATTGAAACAAAGGTATAGCAGCAGCTTGTAAGAAAGGAGTAATAATTTCAGTGCAATCTTCTGCGGCAGATCCAAATGCAACGTCATCTATTACGTTTTGAGGTAGACCTTTTCCGTATCTAGTATTAGTTAAATAATCTCTAATACATAAAGCCGGGTTAATACTGTAACTCCAAGTAGCTGTTTGACCTTTTCTTTGGCTGCTAACACCTAAAGAAGCATCGTAAGCTACGCTAGTGCTGTCTTTTCTTGGGTCATATATTTTTCTACCCTTAACAAGAGCAGTAATAGTTGGAACACCCTGAAAAGCTGTTTCGTCCCACTTTAAACGTAAAGCAACGTAAGCCACACCACTTAGCTTGTGAGCATTTGTCCAACTAGAATCAGAGTCTTTTAAATATTGATCAGCAGTTTGATTATTTGTACCAGTGTAAACATTGTAATCAACAAGACTAGAATATTTAAAGTCGGTAATGTCATTACCATCTATCTGCAAATTAGTTATAGATTCAACTTCCCCCTCACATAGAACCAAACACATATACAAATATTCGTTAGGTATATCATCTCCGTCATCTGCGTTTTGTGTAGCCATATATACGCGAGTTCCACCTACCCTGCGTTCACCGTAAATAACTGGTATTGGCTCAACATTTGATTCTTTATTTACAAGCACTCCAGCCATGTCTTTGGCTGCTTTCTCTGCTTTTTTTTGTGCCTGAACCGCCATTACATAAGACGCAACCGAAACACCAACAGCAATAGCAATAAGTATCATTTTTTACCCCATCTCATATCTTTAACTGACTTAGCAGCAAACTCAAATCCTTTATCATTAGGAAAATGCACTTTTTGAGAATTGTTGTTTGTTCTGCGTCCATGTTCTTTTTCAAAATCTTTCCAGTGTGAAGCGCACTCAACAGTCAAAGTGCTATCATCTCGGCTATCATTTAAACTATATCCTGTAATCAATCCTTGAAATATCATAAATGGAGCGCCAACGACACTGCCTGTATTATTTAAAACAGCCCTATGAATCTTTACCACCACATCTAAGTATGTTGAAACATTAGATTGTTCAGCTAAAAATATAGCATTAAATGAAGGATCAACACCCGATAAAGTAATATTTACAGTATTAACCCTTAACTCTTGAGTTTCTTGCGGAGCATCAACACCGACAAAATGACTGCTAGACGTATAGGTGTTACCTAAAGTTACGACATCTCTACCAGTATCGGTTATATATACTGGAGTGCTGAATTGAAATTCAATTAAAGTTACTAAATTGAAGGAATCCCCTTCAAGCGCGGTGATTGTTGCAGAATTTATACCTCTAGGCATTACGTGGCCTCTATAAAGTCAATTTCAAAGTCTAGCAAAGAAGAAGACCCAAGCTTATAAGAATGGACATCGCTCTCCAGCTTAACTGAAATAGGTACGTTATTTTTTGTAATAGCAGTATTATTAGGAACGGCAGAAACTGATGGTGGTTCAAACTCTAAATTACCGTCAGAAGAAAGATCAGCGGTGATCATATAGACTTTCGTATGATTGGCAAATTTAAATAAATCTCCTGCCTTTAAAGTACCGCTAGTAATACCATCTACAGCGCAAGTTGTCGATCCAGCTAATAATGTTGTTGTAAGATTGCTGCGAACGGTTCCTTCTACTGCACCGCTTTTTTGCCCAATTTGCGGCAATTTTATTGTAAAAGTTTCCTTTCTACCTCTTTGCTTCATAAGAAATGCCATTACAGGTGCAAATTCTTCTCTAGTTATCCTGGAGTATGAAGCACTAAACTCCCATCTTTGGCCCCCTATGCTTCGAGACTGAGTACGCCCAGATAAGCTTGTGCTGACCAACGTAAAGTTTTTCGTGGTGAAATTAATTGCCTCAAATATTGGCGTTTCAGGATATTGTCCACTCATGTTAAAGATGCCCTTCCGCGATTGTTTACTGCCTGGTTAATCATAGTTACGATTTGTCCACGGCGAGAATGTAATAGCCGATCAAATCCTGTAGTGTCATTAGCGACAATACTAAAGTTAACATTTACATTTTGCGTCTTACTAGATTCTTGGTCACTATTAACTGCTCGTTTTAGGTTTTCATTTGTAGCTATTCTACCTGATGTTCCCATACTTAATAGCTCTGGCCCACGCTCA